TGGAAGCTCCGGAAGATGAGAGCAATAAGCCTTCTGTAATTGGAATCAACATTCAAGCGCCTGATGTGCAAGATGTGGAGATTGATAAATGACTACGGGGTTACTTAGACACTATTCAGCTCAAGGCCTATCTAGTCAGGTACGACTAAAAAGACTTTGTAGCCCCACCCTATTTATGGAGAAATTATGAAAGATGAAGCAAATATCTTTCAAAAGATGATGAGTTTAGCTATTAAAAATGATTCTTTGGAAAAGGAGCTTAGATTAACTAAAGATCTTATATCTAAAGGTGTTTTAGATAGCCATTCTTACATTCTTGGATTTAATGATGGAAAACAATCCAGTCGGGATGAAATCGAGGCATTGAAATCTGAAATTGTTTCCATTGAAAAGAACACAGATTATTGGGCTGATAAGGCTAATTGGATTAAGAACAATGAACCAGTAGCGTATGTATCAACAACAGGGCTAAATGATATTGAATGGACTGATGCAAGCCATTCTTTAAATTATGGCGATGCACTCTACACCCATCCAGCAAAAGAATTAACGATGACCTTTGAAGAAATGTATCCAATCGCTGAAAAACATCTTGGTCATGCAATCGGTTTGTATAACTGGAAAATATTTGGTGATGCAATATTAAGAAAGGCACAAGAGAAATGACTTCAGAACAATTAAAACAATGGAGTGCTGATATTTTGTATTTGCAAGACATAAACAGGAAACAACAAACTCAAATTGAGGAATTGAAAAAAGAAAATGAAGAACTTAGTAATTTATGTTTTGAGTTTGGAATACTAAGAAAGGCACAAGAATGAACTTAGCCGGGATATTAGTCCATCAAATGAATATGAACTTGCTTAAAAATGTTGCAAGTATCACTTCTAGCTATGCCAAAGAGAATCGAAAAATCATTCAAATAAAACTGGATGCTAAAAGAGCTAATGCTGAATTTGAATATTTAAGAAAGGCGCACAAATGAGCCGCACCAAAGAACAAAGTTCTAAAGCCCTCCCATCTACTGGCCTATCGCTCGACTTTAGGACAAGCCCGGCTGTCTATAAATTCTTGAGTTCTAATGCTTTTCTACTGGCCTATCACTTGACTTTAGGACTAGCCCGGCTGTCTATAAATTCTTGAGCTCTAACGCTTTCGTGCGTGGGATGATGGGGCCAGTAGGATCAGGCAAGTCTTACGCTTGCGCCGCCGAGATAATGATTCGTGCTGTCCAGCAAAAGCCCTCACCGATAGATGGCATCCGCTATTCCCGCTGGGTGATCGTGCGTAACTCATACCCTGAGTTGAAAACAACCACGATTAAGACTTGGCAAGATATGTTTCCAGAGGCTACCTTTGGGCCAATGCTCTACACCCCGCCGATTACTCACCATATCCGCTTGCCAAGCCGTGATGGTGCGGCTGGCATTGACTGTGAAGTGATTTTTCTGGCCCTTGACCAACCAAAAGATGTGCGTAAATTGTTGTCATTGGAGCTTACTGGAGCATGGGTCAATGAGGCCCGTGAATTACCAAAGGCTGTGATTGATGGATTGACTCACCGGGTAGGCCGCTACCCTACTAAGCGTGATGGCGGCGCAACTTGGCATGGCATCTGGATGGACACTAACCCGATGGATGACGATCATTGGTGGCACAAGATGGCCGAGAAGGAAAAAATGACTGGGCCTTACGCTTGGAAGTTCTTTAGACAGCCCGGCGGCGTGATTGAAGTTGCAAAAGAGGATCTTCCTGAGAATCCAGAAGCAAATGACCACATATTCTCTGCTGGCAAATGGTGGAAGCTCAATCCTAAAGCAGAGAATGTCCATAACTTGCCGCATGGCTACTACCAACAAATGCTTCTTGGTAAAAATCTGGACTGGATTCGATGCTATGCCGAGGGCAAGTACACCTATGTCCAAGAGGGCCGCCCTGTTTGGCCTGAGTACGATGACAACATTATGTCTGGAGAGGTGTCTTATGACCCAAATGTTGCAATTCAAGTTGGTCTTGACTTCGGTTTAACCCCAGCCGCAGTAGTTGGACAGCGATTAGCCAATGGCCGATGGGTAATTCTCGATGAGATCGTCACATTCGACATGGGTTTAGAGCGTTTTGGCAATATGTTGTTGTCAGAATTGAATATGAAGTACCCCAAAGCGCAGATATTCCTCTGGGGAGATCCGGCTGGTATGGCCAGAGATGCGATTTACGAAGTAACTGCCTTTGACTACCTACGCACTTTGGGTTTGCGAGCTCAACCTACCCCATCAAACGACTTCAAAGTACGCCGTGAAGCTGGCGCATCTCCCATGATGAGGCTTATTTCTGGAAAACCGGGTCTGATTGTCTCAACTGAGTGCAAGATGATTCGTAAAGCTCTGTCTGGTGGCTACCACTTTAAGCGTGTATCAGTTGGATCAGGGCAAGAACGCTTCAAAGATGCGCCGAATAAGAATGAACACTCCCATGTGGGCGATGCCTTTGCGTATCTTCTCCTCGGCGGCGGTGAACACAAGCGACTCACCAAGAATAATTTGAGCTCCAGCACTATTGTTGCTCAGACTGTGGCCAACAATGATTTTGATGTGTTTGCACAATGATATACACCCCTTGCATTTTGTACAAAGCTCAATAGAATCGAATGAACTCTATACACTTGTGAGGTCATCATGCCATTCATAGCCCTAGCCGTTCTCGGTGCTTCCCTATATTCAGCTCAACAACAGCGCAAGGCCGCAAGCCAAGCAAAAGATCAGGCCGCCCAGCAAAATGCTCAAGCCGCCGCCCAGATGGAAAAGCAAATTGCCGCACAAAAAGCACAAGCGGATGTGGCAAGAGCAACTTTAGACAACTCCATTGCACAAAGCGCAGAGCAAAAAGCAAAACTGGAGATGGAAGCAAAAGCCGCCTCTGACTCTTTGGATGCAGAGCGCCGCAAGCTCGGTGAAGCTGAAGCCGCCCGCCTTAAATCCTTGCGCCGTAGCGGATCACGCTCATTACTGTCTGATTCTCGACTAAATCCAGAGCTCGGATTGACAAATGCAAGCGACACACTCGGATTAGGCACATCGGTCTAAGGATCAATCATGGCAAAACTCACATACGCTCAACAACAACGGGTAGCTCGCCGTACTGCTGACATCACAAGATTGCAATCTCAATATGCTAGATCAGTTGAGGACTACACGGCATCCGTTGGTACAAAAGAGTCTGCATTTAAAGCAGAGATGGAAAAGTACAACGCCGCTTATGAGCCATATCAAGCCAAAGCAACTGCGTACCAGACAAGACTTTCTGACTATCAGAAAAAACTAGATGCCTATCAAAAAGCGCCATTAGAAAATTACGATAACTATCAATACATTCCCCGTCTTAATGCCTACGCATCACGGGATCAAGTGAAGTACGGCAATCAGGTATATGGCCCTAAAGTTGCATCTGGCCCATTCATTAGTGAAATGGTGGCAGACCCTAACGCATCAAAAGGCGGTATTCCAACCTACGCATTTAGGCTCAAGTCTGGATATAGCTTATACGGCAACACGATTAGCGGCAAAAGTGTTGCAGACCCCGGCACTTTCAATGAGAAATTTGACGAGCAAGCTCCTCTAGCTCCAGCCGCTTTAGACATTTCTGCTGAAAAAGCAAAGTTAGAAAACGATAAAGCCTATACCGAGCGTGAAGTTGATGAGCGTTCAAAGGCAAGACTGAGAGCCGTTCAGCGTGGCAATACTCGCCCTATGTTGTCTAGTGGCACAAACATTACAAAGGCCGCCTAATGGATGAGTTCAAAGGCAAATGTCCTGATGCGATTAAAAGCAAAGCGGTCAATATTAAGAATCACAAGATTTGCATATTGAAAGCGGAGTTAGGCCCAGCCAACCCAAAGATGCCAGAGGTGATGTTCTGGATGCGTAAGTCTATGAACTGGAATGTCTCAGAAAAAGCCGCAAAAGAAATGGTCTGCGGAAACTGTGGCTACTACTGGAAAACAAAATTCCTAGATGACTGCATGAAGAAGTACCCGCAAGCGACTCCTCCAGAGATTGAGAAGTCATGGGTAGATACCAATGAGTCTGGTGGTTACTGCGAGGAATGGGAAATCACTTGTACTCATTCCCGTACTTGTAATTCATGGGAGCCGGGCGGCCCAATAACTGATGCGATGAGTGGTAATCCATTCGAGAAGGAAGATGATTGATGGCAACAAAACCAAACCAAGGCAATAAGCTAAAGCCAGAGGACATCATTAAACGGGCTGAGATGGCCCAGCGTAAGAAAGACGAGTTCGAGTCTTTGTATCGTGATGCGTATGAGTTCGCCCTACCCCAGCGCCAGTTGTACGGCCATTGGGAAGGTCAATCTCAGGGCGCTAAAAAGATGGCCCGTGTATTTGACTCTACTGCGATTAACTCCACACAGCGTTTTGCTAATCGCTTGCAGTCAGGAATCTTCCCTCCACAGCGCAAATGGTGTCGCCTAGAGCCAGGTCAAGACATTCCTAAAGAGCGCCATGCAGAAGCAATGGCTATTCTCGATCTTTACAACGAGAAGATGTTTACTGTAATTAAGCAATCAAACTTTGACATTGCTTGCGGTGAGTTCTTGCTGGACTTAGCCGTTGGTACTGCTGGTATGTTGGTATTGCCGGGCGATGATGTCCAGCCAATCAACTTTATCCCTGTGCCGATGTTCCTTATATCGTATGAGGAAGGCGCTAATGGCGCAGTAGATAAGGTTTATCGCCGTATGCGTATGAAGGGAGAGGCAATTACCCAGCAATGGAAAGATGCCAAGATCCCTGAGAGTGTTGCTCAACGCATTGCAACAAAGCCGACTGATGATGTCGAGCTTTTAGAGGCTACTGTTTACGATCAAGATCGTGGCGATTGGTCTTACCATGTGATTGACAAGACATCCAAAGAAGAAATTGTTTTCCGCAAAATGAAAACATCTCCTTGGATCATCTCTCGCTATTCCAAAGTAGCTGGTGAAGTCTATGGGCGTGGGCCGTTATTGACTGCCCTACCCGACATCAAGACTTTGAATAAAACGCTTGAGCTCGTATTGAAAAACGCTTCTCTAGCAATCTCTGGTGTATATACAGCGGCAGATGATGGCGTATTAAACCCATCTACTGTCAAGTTAGTGCCGGGCGCAATCATCCCTGTGGCTCGCAACGGCGGCCCACAAGGTGAATCACTTAAGCCATTGGCAAGATCAGGTGACTTCAATGTGTCCCAGATCATCATCCAAGACTTGAGAGCCAACATTAAGCGCACTTTGCTTGATGAGTCTTTGCCACCTGACAACATGAGTGCTCGTTCTGCGACTGAAGTTGTTGAGCGCATGAAGGAATTGGCGCAAAACTTAGGCTCTGCCTTTGGCCGACTCATTAATGAGACGATGATCCCATTGGTATCTCGCATCTTGTCTGTGATGGATGAGCGAGGATTGATTGATCTTCCATTGCAAGTCAATGGATTGGAAGTCAAAGTCTCCCCAGTTGCCCCTCTTGCGATGGCGCAAAACATGGAGGAGATCAATAACATCGTTCAATTCATGCAACTGACTGCGAACTTTGGCGCTGAAGGTCAATTAGCCGTGAAGACTGGTGAGTTGATTGACTTCCTCGGTGACAAGCTCGGCGTACCTAGCGCCGTTCGCAATTCTCCAGCGGAGCGAGCCTTCTTGATGGATGAGCAACGCAAGCTCGCCCAGCAAGATCAAATGGCTATGGCGATGGCTGGTAATCAGCAAGGCATTATGGATAACCAACAAGCGGGCGCTGACATGGCCGCACAGGGTATGCCTCAATGAGTTGCCTCCCTTGTGAAATAGAGGTATCTCAAAAACATCATTTTGCTGATGGGCTCTATGCAAAGGAAGCAACTATTCCGGCTGGCTATGTTGTCGGAAAGCATAAGCATAGTTACACGCATCTCTCGCTTTTGGCTTCTGGTAGAGCCCTAGTTACTGCTGGAGATGTTGTCAAAGAATATACAGGCCCAGCTTGTATAGAGATCAAAGCCGGAATTGACCATCATGTAGAAGCAATTACTGATGTTGTCTGGTTTTGCATCCACGCCGTTGATACGGCTGATCCAAAAAATATAGATGAAATATTAATTCACAAGGAGTAATTATGTCTGGGTGGGATGACATTGAGGGTATGCAACAAAACCTGCAACCCCAAGAAGGTAACGATCAAGATAAGCTGTGCCTCAAGGTTTTTGGCACAGAGCATGGGCAAAAGTTGCTGAAACTTCTGAGAGATCAGACGATTGAGCAACCTAGCTGGGGGCCGGGCTCTGATCCGAGTTACGGCTATTTTCTGGAGGGTAGATGTTCTCTTGTAAAGGAGATCGAAACCCGTATTAAACGAGCGAGAAATCTATGAGCGACAACCTAGAAGTAAACAACGAGCCCGGAGAATCATCTGGCCTACTCGATTCAGTTGCGATTGATGAAGGTGGCCAAGATTCCCAAGCTCCGCAAGACAAAGCGATTGAGCATCGTGCAAGCGACTCAATTCCCGCAGACGAGCCAAAAGCAAAGCCGGATTACATTCCTGACAACTTTTGGAATAAAGAAAAGAACGAGGTGGATTTAGAGGCAATGTCTAAATCGTGGAGCGATCTACGCAAGACAGTATCAAAAGGAGCTCACAAAGCCCCGCCAGAAGGTAAATATGATCTAAGTTCATTTGGTGAAAACGCTGAAGCATTGCCTATGGTTCCCGTATTTAAGGAATGGGCCGCTAAGAATGGTGTCAGTCAAGCCGCATTTGATGAGCTGGCTGGGTCATTAACTGGCATGGTAGCTGAAGCTCAAGGTGGTCAGATTCAGATTGATGCCGCCGCCGAGCGTAAGTCACTTGGCCCTAACGCTGATGCTCAGATCAATGGCATGGTGAATTGGGCGAGAGGCTTAGTCAATAAAGGCGTATGGTCTGCTGAAGATTTTGACGAGTTCAAGATCATGGGCGGTACAGCAAGAGGCTTAAAGGCGCTTCAAAAAATCCGTAGTGCTTATGAGGGTTCAATCCCTGTAGAATCTGCGCCGATTGATGGGATGCCTACTGACCAAGAACTGCAAGCAATGGTAGGCGATCCAAAGTATCAAAGCGATGCCAACTATCGGGCGAAAGTAGAGCGTATGTTCGCCGCCCGTTACAACAACTAATTACCCAACCCCACTTCGCCAATCACGGATGGCGAATTTATGACCCGCCTTAGTGCGGGTCTTTTTTTACATAAACCAAATATGGGTATTGCATTTTGTATAAAAGTAAATAGAATCAGATTTAAGGCTTATCGCTAGTTGTCATAGCGACCCTTTAATAGTAGTGACAACTACTGGCTGACAACCTACTGGAAGCAAAGGCCCTCATCTGAGGCTCACCGATAGCGACTTTTTAATTTTTTAACTTTTGAATAAAGGAAGCAAAATGGCACAGCAATTATCCACAGCCTTTGTAACCCTATTCGATGCGGAAGTTAAACAGGCGTATCAAGGTACAGCCGTACTACGCCCAGCTATCCGTGTTCGTTCAGGTGTTGAAGGTTCAAGCTACAAATTCCCAAAAATCGGTAAAGGTGTTGCACAAGTTCGCATCCCCCAAACTGATGTAACTCCACTCAATGTTAGCTATGGTCAAGTAACAGCTACTCTCAGCGACTACATCGCCGCTGAATATAGCGACATCTTCTCCCAAGCTAAAGTGAACTTTGATGAGCGTTCAGAGCTCGTTAAGGTAGTGGCTTCCGCAGTTGGCCGCCGTCAAGATCAGTTGATCTTGGATGCGTTGATTGCATCTAGCACAAGCAACACAGTTGCATCTTCAGTTGGTGGCGCTAATACCAACATGAACTTGGACAAGTTACTTGCCGCTAAGAAAGCCTTAGATGCAAAGAATGTACCAATGGACAATCGTCACATCATCATCCACGCTAATAACTTAGCTGGTATGTTGGGCGAGACAAAGGTAACTTCTTCTGACTTCAACACAGTTAAAGCCTTGGTAAATGGCGAACTCAATACTTTCTTGGGCTTCACATTCCATGTATTAGGTGATCGTGATGAAGGCGGCTTGCCTTTGAGCTCTGGTGATCGCAAGGTTTATGCGTTCCATCGTGATGCTATCGGCATGGCTGAAGGTATCGCACCAAAGACTGAAATCAACTACATCCCTGAGAAAACTTCATGGCTTGTAACTTCTCTGTTCTCCGCTGGCGCAGTTGCCATTGATGCAGAAGGTATCGTTGAAATCACTTGTGACGAAAACGGCGCTTAATTAAAGGAGAATTGACATGGCATTTAGTACAACTGGTTTCGCCTGTATTGGCGCATCAAAAGCTGGTAACGCACCTTCGCTTTACTCCTATCGCACAACTGATGCAATCGCTGATGTAAACACATCTGGCTATTTCAACAGTATTGCGAGCATTGTAAAAGCTGGTGATTTTATCCTTTGCGTAACTTCAACTGGCTCAACAGCCGTTGCAAGTATGGTTTATGTATTGACCAATACTGGCACAGTAGTTGATGTGAGCGATGGCACAGTATTCGCCGCTACAAACGGCGATTAAGAAGTAAGTAATAAAGGGCTACTACTGGATGATCCTAGTGGTAGCCCTTCCTATATCGAGGGGTAAGTATGGCCGCTGGTGATACCGCAGTTTCCATCTGTTCAGATGCTTTAATTCTATTGGGCGCAAAGCCCATTTCGTCATTTAACGATGGCACAGATGAAGCGAACTCATGTGATCGCCTGTACTCAGATGTCAGAGATACAGCCCTATCAATCTATCCTTGGACTTTTGCATACAAGAAAGTTCAACTAGCAAGACTCATCACTACTCCAGCTTCCGAGTGGAGATACGAATACCAATTACCGGGTGATCGCCTTGGTAATCCAAGAGCTTTGTTTACATCTAATACTGTCTATGCCCGCCCTTCTAAGGAGTGGGATATTCAAGGTGACAAGCTCTTGACCAATTACGAGGAAGTCTTTATTGACTACCCTTATCAAACCCCTGAGTACGCTATGCCTCAGTATTTCGTGCAACTGCTCAAGTACATGATGGCTTGGCATTTGGCCATGCCTATTACCGAGCAAGAGGCTAAGACGGCCTACTGGCAAGGTGTTGCAGTCGGTGGTCCTTCTGAAAATGGGCGTGGAGGCTTTATGCGCCAAGCGATGAATATTGATGGCCAAGGACAGCCGCCTCAAGTTCTTGAGGATTACGCACTCGTATCGGCGAGATTTTAATGTCACGCTTCATTGACTTTCAAACAAATTTCTCTACTGGAGAACTTGATCCATTATTGAGAGCCCGTGTTGATCTTCAGCAATATGCAAACGCATTAGCTAAAGCCACTAATGTTGTCATTCAGCCTCAAGGAGGGATGCGCCGTAGAGCTGGTTCTAAGCACATCTTAGAGCTTCCGAATAGCTCCACACCATCTGCCGCTAATGGAGTGCGCCTAGTGCCATTTGAGTTCTCTGTAAGCGATTCTTATATGCTTTGCTTTGTTGCTGGGCGTATGTATGTGATTAAAGCTGGGTCAGTAGTTGCTAACATCAACGGCTCTGGCAATAATTATCTTGCAGTCGCTTCCATTACTGGAGCAATGTTGCCTAATTTATGTTGGACTCAATCTGCTGATACGCTGATTGTGGTTCATCCAGACCTAGAGCCGATCAAGATTGTGCGTGGCGCTACTGATGCAACATGGACTGTAAGCACCATTACTTTTGACTCCATTCCGCAATATGCGTTCACGCTGTCTGTATCTAACCCGGCTGGCACGATTACACCAGACCGAGTAAGCGGCAATGTGCGAATCACAGCCTCTAGCGCCGTATTCTCTGCTGGAAGCGTAAACCAATATATCAATGCTTCTCCGCAAGGCAGAGCAAAGATCGTGAGCTATGTAAGCTCAACTGTAGTGGACTGCGTTACTGAATATCCATTCTTTAATACTTCAGCCGTTGCATCTGGGAGTTGGGATTATGAATCTGGTTATGAAAATGTATGGAGCTCTAGTCGTGGCTGGCCTCGTACTGTTACATTCCATGAAGGCCGTCTTTTCTTTGGCGGTTCTAAGTCTCGCCCTTCTACTGTATGGGGCTCTAAAGTTGGTATCTTTTTTGACTTCCAAGCTACCGAATCGCTAGATGACGATGCGATTGATGCGACATTGGACACCAACCAATTAAACATCATCGTGGATATGACAAGCTCACGGGACTTGCAAGCCTTTACAACTGGTGGTGAGTTCTATGTACCTCAGTCTGGTACTGATCCGATTACTCCAGCAACCCTAGTATTTAAGGCTGTAAGCCGCAATGGTATGCGCCCCGGCACACGAGTTCAAGCCTTAGATACTGGTACGCTATTTATTCAGCGCCAAGGTAAAGCACTTAATGAGTTCTTATTCTCGGACACTCAACTTACCTATGTGACTCAGCGAATTTCATTGTTGTCTGGCCACTTGCTTAAAGGGCCATCCCGTATTGCAATGCGTAAAGCCACCTCGACTGATGAAGGTGATTTACTGCTGATTACGAATGAGACTGACGGCTCTATGGCTGTCTATTCCATCATGCGCTCTCAGCAAATTGTTGCCCCTTCTGAGTGGACTACCGATGGCGTGTATAAGGATGTCAATATTGATGTCACAGATATTTATGTTGTTGTCAAAAGAACTTTTGATGGCGTTGATCGCTACTTCTTGGAAAGATTTGACAACACAATCTTTACTGATTGTGCATTTATTGGTGGTGCGGCAAGTTCAGCATCCAGCCTACCCCACATCGGCAAGGCATTAAATGTCATTACCGATGGCGTACCTCAAGAAAACTCTACTGTAAGCGGCGGCGGCTCAGTTACATTTACTCGCCCAAGCACGACTAAATATGAGGTAGGTCTGCCATTTACTGTCTATGCCAAGACCATGCCAGTTGAAATCAAACTGCAATCTGGCACTCGTACTGGCTTTAAGAAGCGGATCATGCAAGTCAATGCGATTGTGGATGATACACAGCACTTGTCTATTAATAATCAGCCTGTCCCATTCCGCAACTTTGACGGGCCATTGCTCGATTTGCCAATCCAAGAATTTACTGGGATCAAGCGCCTTGATGGAGTGCGTGGCTATCACAGAGAAGCCGCTATTGAAATCTCTCAAACACTCCCACTCAAGATGACTCTGCTTGGCCTTGAGTACAAAGTTGCAGTAAACCAAGGGACTTAATCATGGCATCAACTGAAAACGCATCTAAAGCATCTACTGGCTCAATGGTGGGCGCTGGCGCAATCGCTGGCGCTGGACTATTCGCTTCAATCGGATCGGCTTACGCATCACAGGCTCAAGGATATTTACAGCAAGCCGGATATGCAATGCAAGCCAAAGAGAACTTGCGGATGGCTGGCCTCCGGGCAGATAAAGCCGTTGAGTACGCAGTTATCCAAGCAGACAGAAAAGAGTTTCAAACAGAGCTTGAGTCTTTAAATTACAAAGTACAAGCTAATACCCTCCTACGCTCGCTAGCCAAGACTAATGCGGCGGCTAGAGCAAGAGGTTATGCCAATGGCTTGACTAGCAACTCAGGTACTTCTCAGTCTTTGCAAAATACTAATGTGGCAAATACCTATCGTGATGTCGGTATCGTTGATCTAAACGCAATGGTGGCCCGTGTATTTGGCATGGAGGACTCTACCAATATTCTCAAAGCTGGTTTCGATCAAGCGTACTTTGAGCGTGAGGCATCTATCTCTAATGCAAATTCACTTATCACTACTGGCGGCTATGCGGCTCAGTCTGGTGGAATCTTGGCAACTGCTACTCTCATTGAGGGTGGACTTGGTTTTGCTAAGACCTTCCCTACTTCTGGCGTTACGCAAAAAGCCCTTGATCTATACAACGGAAAATAATCATGGCTGAAATTGCAAAAATTGAATCTGGCCGTGTAGGTGTTAATAACGCTCCTAGTGCGGCTTTGCCAGTAGTCAATTACCCAGCGATCACACCTGAGATTGCTTTAATTGGCCAAGCTAAGTATCAAGGCACAGTTGCAGATAAGCTCAATCGTATGAGCGCAATCCTTTATAACGAGGGAGCACAACTCAGTCAAAGGGCTGGTTTGCAGTTTGCCGCAGAGAATCCAATGACCAAGGATCAATTAGTTGCTATGTCCAAAGGTGACATGAGCACAGTTGCACTTGGTAGCCCAATGAATGTCTTTGACTCTGCTGTACGCAAGATCAGAGCATTTGAGCTTTCAGCCCATGCAGAAGCAGAGGCAATTCCTAAACTTGAAGAAATCCAGACTAGAGCCCAGATGGGTGAGTTGGACTTTGAGCAAGTACGAGATCAGATCAAGGCCGTAACTGATGGCTATGGAAGCGCCCTTGCTGAAGTTGATCCTGAGAGCGCATTTAAGTATCGTGCGACCCTTGCCACAGTAGGCAACAAGATAATTGAGGAAACAGCCAAGAACGAAACCAAAAAGCGTTTCATGGCTAACGGCATCAAAGTTGAACGCCTCTATCAATCCTTCCTCAAGATGGCCGAGCAAGTGTATGACGGAGAAGCACAGCCTGACCCTACTACTGGCCAGATTATTAGTAAGGATGAGCAAGTAGATGCGCTGGCTGGCAACTTCTTAGGCAATGCAACTGCGCTGATTGGCGTAAATAATACTGCCGCATACCAAGCCAAAGTGATGAAGGACTTAACCGACACCAAGACTAATGCGCTGGCTAAGTACATCGCTGATGATTTTGGTAAAGACCCAGAAGCCTTTATGAAGTTACGCTCTGGCGATGCTGGCCGCTTGACTGACATCTATCAGTCTCTTGGTGAGGATGGCAAGGCCAAGGTAATGCAGACTCTATTTACTAAAGTTGGCACTCAAAATAATGCTCGTAGAGAGATGGATGATGAGAATAAGACTGCCCGTGAACTAGAGACGATTGACCTATTTAAGCAATACGACACAGCAAGCGGAGCAAATAAAAAGGCCATTATTAGGCGCTTGTCTGAATTGCGTGTTGTCAGTTTTGAGCAATTAAATAGCTTGTCTAAAGGTGGCGGCGAGTCTAATCCAATGGCGATGTTTAACGCTATCAATGGAATCTACCAAGGCACGATTACCTCATTTGAGGATATTCAGAAGTTACCTATTAAACCCGGTGACAAGATCAAGTTACTTGAAAAGCTCCACTCCTCTGATCGTGCTGATGACCGAGACTTAGATACTGGACTGCGCCGCCTTGCTGGTGTACCAATCGGTATGCAGTTTGCAGACCCAAAAGGTGCTGAGTTTGTACGCAAAGCGCAATTAGATCGTGATGCAGAGCGTGTCAGAAATACCTTAATTGCAGAGGGTAAGCCAAGTAACTCAAGAGCCATCCTTACTGAATTAAGCAAAGAAGTTGAAGCCAAGAAAAATAGTGAAGGTGCTAAAGCGGCTAGAAATAGTCTCAAGCCTTATGAAGAAAAAGCTGGCGGCGAGATTACATCTGCAACTTATGAAGCATTTGCATTGAAAGTGAAGCAAGGCAAAGTAAAAAATGTCGCTGAAAAAGACTTGCCAAGAATTAGAAAACTCGTAGATCAAGCAGAGGGAATCCAATAATGGCGTATTCAAAGATCGAGCAAGCCTATCTTGACGGAATGGTACAGGCGCAATTCCCTGATCCAGTTGAGCCAGAGCCTACTCTATTGGCTAGTGCTGATACTGGTATCACGACTGATGGAGGTGCTTATGTAGGTACACGCCTCAATATGCCAAAGGGATTGAATACACCTGAGAATATGCAAGCCGTAGGCAATGACATTCCTAAGACTGTGGCTGGCGTAGCTAAAGGTATGGCTCAAGGCTTTGTTGGATTGCCCGGTGATTTAGAAGGCATTGGCCGTCTAGTGCTCAACTACATGGGCGCAGATGTCAATGACAAAACTAAGCTCCCGACAACACAAGATGTCAAAGGCTTCTTAGATCAGTACATCAAATTGCCAGAGCTTCAGACAGGCGATATGAGCAATTTTGAAACTGCTGGTGAGTGGCTTGCTCCGGGTGGCCAATTAAAGGCTGTCAAGCCTGTAGCAAAGGCCGTTAAGTCAGGGGCTAAAGCATTAGCTCCTAAAGCTGGAGAAATGGCAGAGGACTTTTTACGAAAGCAAGGCGGTATTGCTGACATAGTGCCACCAAGCCCAAAGAAGGTAGCCGTTAAGCCCGGTGATGAATTAATTGTTCAGCACAACTTAACGGCTCAAAATCTAGTTAAGGCAGATCAATTAGGTGGTTTGCCTGTGCCTTCATTGGCAGTATCAAAAGCCGCTAATCCAATGGATAGCTTTGGAGAAATTACTTTAATTGGTGGCCCAGACATGGCTAATCCATCTGCAAAAAATCCAGTATTTAGCGCAGATGCTTACACATCACGCTTCCCTAACATTGACTATCAAATAGACAGTAAATCAGAAAAAGCCATTAGTGATATGTTGTCAGATGCAGTAGAGAAGATGCCTGATGGAAAGCGTGAGCTATCTAGGCTAGTTGATGACTGGAAAAATAGAGAATACTCAGATTTATTAAAGGTTAAATACCTAGACGAAAAAGGACAATTACCAACTACTAAAGATTCTTATGAGTTTGGTAAAGAAGTTCGTCAAGCTGTTTACGACAATCAATCAGACTTTGATAATTGGTTAATGAAGTTTGATGAAACATTGCCGGATAACGGAGTAAAAATTAAAGAAAGAATTTTCAAAGGCTACACATACGCTGGTAACAGAATGTATCGTGAAGTAAACCTCAGTAATCTTGTAAAAGAGATGAAAGGTGGAGCTGGTAGTGAAGGATTTAATTATGGTACTGGAAGTATTAGGGCCGCCGCTACTCCAAAATTCAAAACATTTTCTCAGATAAAAATTAATAGAGACAAAATCATTGACTCAGAATCAATGAAAAAAATCAAAGAGGAAGCTGACAAGGACTATGTTTCTCTCATTACAAGACTTGGAGAAGTAAATCCAAAATACGATGCTTCTGATGCCTTGCTTGAGGTAGCTGAATCAAAGAATATCAATGCTTTAGATGCCAATTACAAAGACATTCCAAAAGAGCTTAAGGCTGATATTGGTTTGTTTATAAAAACATTGAGCACTATGCCAACAGAGTATTTTGAGATAAAGCCACAAAGGGCTGTATCTATTAATGAGTTTAAAGGCGCAATTATTCCTAAAGACACACCACAAAAAGCTAGGGAAGTTTTGCAGAAAAATGGAATTACTGAGATATATGAATATCAAACTCCAGAGGAGAGAAAGTCTCTATTCCAAAAGTATGGGAAAGAGATGTTCACAGTAGCCCCAGCATTGCCATCGGCAAAAGAACAAAATCAGGAGAAGAAATAAATGACTGTCCAGAATATTACTGAGCGCCTAAATAGTATTCTCCCGGAGGCTACGCCTCCAATGGCTGATGTCAATCCTGATCCTAATTTGGATCAGCCGCTTATTACTCAGGAAGATGTAGATAACGCCCCTACTCTGACTTATGAGCCCGGTAATCCTAATATGGGTGAAGGCATCCAAGTGGCAAGCCTATTCGGTGCGGCTACTGACATCATCCGCAATGCGATTAAGAAAGCGCCTCAAAAGATGGAGCGCACAATCGTACCTGATGCGGCCCGTCAAGCCGTTGATGAGTTGCCTGTTACTAAAGAAATTGGCGGCACAAAAGTAATCCCAGCCGCACCTCAAGAATTAGTAGATAAAGTTAAGGCCGCTACTGATGCCCGTATTGAAACTGGCGCAGTCAATGGCAAACCTCCAGAGGAGGCCTTTAATCTTGGCAACTTTCAAGATGAAGATTTAGGCGCTCTAGTTGGTGGCGTATCAGATGCTCTTGGAATCAAGACAACTAAAGTAACCTTTGATGAGATCAAAGCCAAGGCTAAAGAGATTGGTATTGATGAGAAATTCGTTACCCGTCTGACTGACGAAAAAGGTCAGATGATGCCTAATGCTGTGGACACCTATCGAGCCATGCAAGTATTGGAAAGCTCTGCTGGTGAGCTTGATCGTCTGTTTAAGACTGTGGCAGATGGCACAGCTACCGAGTCACAAAAGCTCCAGTTGCGCCAACAGATTGCCCTACACGGCATGATTCAAAGAGGTGTTAAAGGTATGCAAACTGAGACGGCTAGAGCCTTGGCGGTAATGCGTATTCCTAGAGACGGCAATGTTGATTTGATTCGTGCGACTCTGGATGAGTACGGCGGCGATAAGTCACTTACAGATATGGCAACTCACTATCTGTCTTTAGATCGTGCTGGCCGTAGCGCAATGATGGAGAAATCAACTTTATCAGGCGTGAAGGATGTCTGGTTCTCTACTTGGATTAATGGCTTGTTGTCAAACCCAGTAACCCATGCAAA